GATAAACGTCTCATAAATTATGACCGACATACGGATATATCATACTTTTTATCCCGTTATGATATACAAAATAACAGAAACAAATATCATGTAGATCCCGTTGAGCGTGGTGCTCGTGAATTTCTTTCACAAGATACATTTACCTTTGGCAATATGATGTTCCCGTTACCCGAGTTTGAACGTCTTTATGCAGCCCTGCTATTAGCAGATAAGAATACTGCATATAGCCCAGATGTAAATCTAGCACGTATCTTTGCACTATACTCATGTTTATATCCATATTACTACTATCTAGATGGCAAAGGTTTATCTGATGATAAACGCCTTAAGTTTCTATATATTCTACGTGAGTATATAGATGCAAAAACACAATTCTACGACAACACTCACTTGTCAGAATTACTCAAAAAAGACATCCCTGACTCAGAAATGTTATTAAGCACTCACGCCACTGATCTCCATGAAATCATGGACCATCTTGTAGGCTTTGATCAATCTGATGCTTATTACAATTTCGTCAAAACACACCCAAATCACTACAAATCTCATACCTTCAACAAATTCTCAATCACAGAATCGTATGAAAATAAAAATCTCAAATCACAATTTTATTGTTATATATGTAGTGAGCCTGCAGTTTACACTTGTAAAACATGCAAGCAATCATTTTGTAATAATATAAGCACGATATCACATTTAACACAACACATCGCATTAACAAATCACACGAACTATTTAATCGGTGGCATAAGAAAAATCACGTGTAACACATGTCCAAAAAGTGATATAACAAAACTCTATATCAACAATAAACAAATCTATGCATGTGAAAATCACAAAAACGAAACATTCAATTCCATCACAACAAATCAACTATGCCAATGTGAATGCAACATTTGTGTGTGTAATCCCCGCATTACATCCTATGCAACAAATGACTGTAGAAATTTTTATCGTGAAAAATATCAAACTTATATTAGTGTACATAATAATTCAAATCTCACATATGACCGTTACTTATCAACAATTAACAGTCATCTCAAAGGACACTTAACAATTAATATGGATTATGATAATGACAAACACATATCATACACCTTACCATTAGCAATCTATGGTATAGCACGTCCATATTATCTTCTACAATTACGACTAATGAATCAAGAGTATAAGAAGCTAGAAGCTGAATGTGCTGTAATTCCAATATCAAATCTCGCCAATAGCGCAAACGGATTATTGGTTACAATCCCAATCGGTATTAAATTTGATTCACACAGCAACTATTTTATAATGGTTGGTGATGATGAACGTAAAATTAATGTCACATTCCACTCAATCGATTCAAACCAGCAACAAGTATTGTTAATTGAGGGATTCAATGAATTAAATCACAAACCACAAACCCTCATCCGGAGACCAATAAACACACTTGCAAATCTCATGAAGAATTCAACTTTCAGAATGTCACCTAATGTCGAAAGACTATTAACATGGGATACAAGAAAAGTGCCCAACGCTCCATTCCTCCTACCAGTAAACGACTCACGTTTTGAGGAATCACAAAGAGAACGTATAAATACGTTAATACATAATTTTAGAACACAACAATATAAAATTATATTTGGAGGTCCTGGAACCGGTAAATCAACATTCCTATCAAACCTAATCACATGGTTATATCTAATCAATAAACGCATCGTCGTTTATGTACCATCACATATGGCATGTAACTCCTTACTACGTAAATTGATGCAACAACTACACAATTTCAATATTCACAATCCCAGTGTAGTGCGCATAGTTACAAATGATGCCAAATGTACAACAGATATACCACGCGTTCAATATAAGGAATCAGCATCCCGCAATGATCAAATCGTATTCACCACAATCCAAGCTTATTCAGCCGTTCACGATTTACAATTTGACCTTGCAATTATTGATGAAACCGGTCTAGCCTCTGACCCATATATCGTAGCCAGCATCGCAAAGCAAAATACAGCGTATTTTCTATCCGTTATCGACCCCAGGCAGGGTTCTACCGTTGATGTTGATCGTGC